AAAAGATGATACGTTTAATCCACCATCTGACAAAGAAGGCGGATATAAAAGACTACAAAGATCTATAGAGTGTCTTTATGAGGGCGCTATGGTTCTTGGTACTGAAAAGTTACTAAAATGGGAGATGGCAAAAAATATGATGCGTCCTAAGAGTGATTTTACTAAAGTAAAAATGAGCTACTCTATAGTAGCACCAAGAATTTATAAAGGTAAAATAGAAAGTTTAGTAGGTAGAATAACTGGTTTTGCTGATATGATACAACTTACGCATTTAAAATTGCAACAGGTAATGTCGCGTATGGTTCCAGATGGTGTTTATTTAGATGCTGATGGATTAGCGGAAGTTGATTTAGGTAATGGAACAAACTACAATCCTCAAGAAGCTTTAAATATGTTTTTTCAAACAGGTAGTGTTATAGGTAGGTCATTTACTAGCGATGGAGATATGAATCCTGGAAAAGTACCTATTCAAGAAATAGCAAGTGGAAATGGTGGGGCTAAAATGCAAAGTTTGATTGGTACGTATAATTACTATTTACAAATGATTAGAGATGTAACTGGTTTAAACGAAGCTAGAGATGCATCGACACCTGACAAAGACGCTTTAGTTGGTATACAAAAAATGGCAGCCGCTAATTCTAATACGGCAACAAGACACATATTGCAATCCGGATTATTCCTTACAACTAGCATAGCGGAATGTCTTTCTTTACGTATATCTGATATTATAGAATACTCTCCTTCAAGAGATGCTTTTATACACGCTATCGGTAGACATAACGTTGCTACATTAGAAGAAATGTCAAAGCTATATCTATATGACTTTGGTATATTTATAGAGTTGTCTCCAGATGAAGAAGAAAAAGCTTTATTAGAAAACAATATACAAGTTGCTTTATCGCAACAAAGCATAGAGCTTGAAGACGCTATTGATGTTAGGGAAATAAAAAACCTTAAAATGGCTAACTCTTTGTTAAAAATTAGACGGAAAATAAAAATAGATAGAGATCAAAAAATACAACTACAAAATATAAACGCGCAATCACAAGCAAACGTGCAAACGCAACAAGCTGCCGCTCAAATGGAAATGCAGAAAAATCAAGTAATAACACAGTCAAAAGCTGAACTTGCTAACGTTGAAAACCAATTAGAAATGCAAAAAATGCAAGCAGAAGCTGAGTTGAAAAAAATGCTAATGGAGCAAGAGTTCCAGTACAACATGAGACTTAAGCAAATGGAAGTAGAGGGAGTTAAAGGTAGAGAAAAAGAAAAAGAAGATCGTAAGGATAAAAGAACAAAAATACAAGCTACACAACAATCAGAAATGATTGACCAAAGAAATAATCAAAAACCACCTAAAAACTTTGAATCATCAGGTAATGATATAATGGGTGGTGGATTTGGATTAGGGGCATTTGAACCTCAATAAACAAAGTATTAATTATTATTATATTATATTATGGAAGAAAACAAAAACGAAGTAGTTGAAGAAACTACACAAGAAACAACTGAACAAGTTGACGAAAGTAAATTTGAATCTGCTGGTGACGACAGCGTTGCTAAGGTAGATTTAAGTAAACCACCTACACCAAAAGACAATGAAACTAAAGAAGATAACGCTAACGACAGCGGAGTGGTTACAGAGCTTAACGATGCCGACTCCTCACAAGAACAAGAAGAAGTACAGTCGGAAGAAGAAACACAAGAAGCACCAACGTTAGAAGAAATAACAGAAGAAGAAGTTGAAGAATTAGCAGAGCAAGTAGAAGAAGCTGTAGCTGAGTCTGAAGCTACTGGAAAAGAACTTCCTGAAAACATTCAAAAGTTAATGGAGTTTATGGAAGACACGGGAGGTGATTTAGAAGATTATGTTAAGCTAAATCAAGATTATTCTAATTTAGACAACCACACTATACTAAAAGAATATTATAAACAAACTAAACCTCATCTAGACGAAGAAGAAATAGATTTTTTAATGGAAGACTATTTTTCATTTGATGAAGATATAGACGAAGAGGTTGATGTTAAAAGAAAAAAATTAGCTTTAAAGGAGCAAGTTGCTCAAGCAAAGCAACACCTGGACGGTGCAAAGTCCAAATATTACGAGGAAATCAAAATGGGTTCAAAGCTTACGAGTGAGCAACAGAAAGCAATTGATTTTTTCAATAGATACAACAAGGAATCAAAAGAGCAAGAAGAAACAGCGGGAAGATTGCAAAACGCGTTTAAAAGTAAAACTGAAAACTTATTTAACGATAAATTCAAAGGTTTTGAATACAAAGTTGGAGATAAAAGATTTAGGTTTAATGTAAAAAACGCTGATAATGTAAAAAACACCCAAAGCGACGTTAATAATTTTATAGGAAAGTTTCTTAATAAAAATAACGAAATGGAAGACGCTAGGGGTTATCATAAGGCTTTATATACCGCAATGAATTCTGATGCTATTGCTAGTCACTTTTACGAGCAAGGCAAGGCTGATGCTTTAAAAAGCAGCGTAGCCAAAGCTAAGAATATTAATATGGATCCACGTCAACAATACGGTGACAAAGATCATAGTGGTGGACTTAAGTTTAAAGTACTAGGCGATAGTTCTGATGATTTCAAATTTAAAATTAAAAACAAAAAATAACAATTTAAAAATTAAAAATTATGGCAATTACTGCAGGAGGTAGTTTGAATAACACGCCAGCTTCACAAAAGCAGACGTTACAAACAAACTACATCGATTTCACAGACGGTTCTACCGGATGGGAACAACAATATTTACCAGATCTTATGGCGCAAGAAGCTGAAGTGTTCGGAAACAGAACAATTTCAGGATTTCTTTCACAAGTAGGAGCTGAAGAGGCTATGTCGGCTGATCAAGTCGTATGGTCTGAGCAAGGAAGATTACACGTTTCGTGTATTGGTTCTTTAGTAACAAACACAAACATTTTCACGGTAGTTAGTGATTCTGATGGAAATGTATCTGGTGATGGTTATACTATCGCTAACCACGGTCTTAGGTTATATGATGTATGTTTAGTAGCTAATTCTGGTTGGTCAGGTACTGGTCAAGTAGTTTTAGTAGCAAACGAAGCCGTTACAATTATACCTTACGGTGAAGAAACTTGGGCTGACGCTCCTTTTCACGGGTCATCTGCAACTCTAGCAAACACGCAAGTTGTTGTTATTGGTTCTGACTACGAAAAAGGTTCAACAGGATTAGGTGGAAGAACGGTAGGTGGAGCTAAGGCTATTACGCCAACTCACGTGTCTCACTCTAATAAGCCAATTATTATGAAGGATTACTATGAGATCTCTGGATCTGATGCTTCTCAAATTGGTTGGGTTGAAGTTACTGGTGAAGAAGGTCAATCAGGTTACTTATGGTACTTAAAGGCAGCTGGTGATACTAGAGCTCGTTTCAACGATTACGTAGAGATGATGTGTATTGAAGCTGAAAAAGTAAACGCTGAATCTCACATTATTAACGCAGGTGCAACTGATGATGCTGCTTATCACTCAGGTGGTCGTCCTGCTCCAGCTGGTTCTGAAGGATTATTTGCTGCTATTGAAGCAAGAGGTAATTTAACTTCAGGTGTTACTGGTGTTAATGCTGCTACTGATTTAGCTGAATTTGACGCTATCTTAGCTGAGTTTGACAAGCAAGGTGCTATTGAGGAAAACATGATGTTCTTAAACAGAGCAACATCTTTAGCTTTTGATGACATGCTTGCTTCAGTTAATTCTTACGGAGCTGGTGGTACTTCTTACGGAGTATTCAACAACTCAGAAGACATGGCATTAAACTTAGGTTTTTCTGGTTTCAGAAGAGGTTCTTATGACTTCTACAAATCTGACTGGAAATACTTAAACGACAGCGCTACTAGAGGTGGTATTAATACAGCTGCAACTTCTGATGCTGTTAGAGGTGTTGTTGTACCAGCTGGTGTATCTACTGTTTACGATCAGGCTTTAGGTAAAAATCTTAAAAGACCTTTCTTACACGTTAGATATAGAGCTTCTCAAACAGAAAGCAGAAAAATGAAAACTTGGACTACTGGTTCAGTTGGAGCGGTTACTTCTGATTTAGATGCTATGCAAATGCATTTCTTATCTGAGAGATGTTTAGTTACACAAGGTGCTAACAACTTCATGTTAATGAAGTAAGCATTTA